ATAGTATACTTATTTCGGATCTAGTTAAATAGTTGCAACCCTGGAGAGCACATGAGCACAGATAATACAGAAATTAAAGATTGGCAAGACGACCTTGCAGAAAAAGACATTATATCAACAGCATGGCAAGCTGAGTTTTTTGGCCCTGAAGAAAAAATTGAGGATGAACAAGAGCTGGCTAAATTTGATGTGCATGTAATTTATAAAAACACAAAGAATTTTACTTGGTATTATCCTCAGATCAAAGCCGCGTTATTGGCCAATTCTGTAAAAGAATTTGTAGAGTATCATGGCATTGTTGATGCTACGGATAACGACATTGAAGAACTAAAGGCGTTCTTTTTCCATTATCTTAGATTTATAAATTTTGAAGTAGAGTTAGATGAGACTGCGCCACAAGTATTTGAAGCAACTGACGTTAACGAAACTATCGGAGACGACGATATGGAAGAAATTGTGGACGAGTTAAAAGAAGCTAAAATGGATCGATTTGGCGACAAACCAACATTACATTAAATCAACTACATCAAAGACTGTTTGAAGTTTAGTACGAATAGTCTTGTTGCTAAAACTGTTACGTAGACCCTGGTGTAGTGGCTTAGGCGCACGATCCAGGGTTGACCAAGCCCATCCTTGATGTTCATCGCTTAGTTCAGGCACAAATTCTTTTTCAATAACACACAAGTAAGTGTGAAAATTAAATACTTTATCATTGGATACAAATGTTTCTAATGGGATAGTTTTTATAATATCAGGACAACGACCAATTTCTTCTTGTATTTCTCGTTGCAATCCCTGCCAAGGTGTTTCTCCTTGCACATTAGTACCACCAACTAGTCCCCAAGTTCCTTCGTGTTTACCTGCGGCTTTTTGTAATAGTAAAAATCGTCGTGTAGATTTAGCATAAAATAATGCGCCACTACATACTATCTGTTCTTTTATAATACTATTTTCCATCGGTCTGCCGTATATTCACCTTCGTAACTCTTAACCCATGAAACACCGTTCCATAAGTATTGTATACCAGTGTATATATTCGTTTGCCAGACCATAGTAGTTGTATATTGACTGTGACTAAAGATTACATTCCAGTGCGTACCTGTCCACTCTATAATATCATTGGCATGTGCGACTAGATTACCCCAAGCAACAGCTGGTGTAGTATTGGCCGCATTGCCAATGTCTTCGATTATGAGATAGCGTGTACCAGCAGACACGGTTCCAGGATTATAAGTTAACGGATTAATGATAGCATCAAATGTGCCTGTGCTGTTAGCTCTATAACTGGCAGCGGCATTATAACCTGTCATACTATCCAGTAGGCCAGCACTGTCTATGCCGGTGTTTGTAACTAACGAATCGGGGTTCCAATTTACACTTAATTTTCCTGGATCCAAGGGATTTAGAGCAAATGTACCTACTACATAAGACCCGTTGGTTTGGAGTAGATATATCATACTGCTACCAGCAACATAGTTGCCACCAGCAGTAATTAAAAATTCATTCCAATCTAACGCTGGTTGTTGTCTTACAGGTGCTGGATCCGCAGTGGGCTCATTGGGCATAACGCTTTCATTAGGGTGTAATAATATAACAGAACTACCGTAAACTTCTATATTGTTTTGACCTTGTACAGTTACTACTTTATCTAAAATAGTCGATAATGATGTAGTACTGCCAATAGGATCGCTTCCTAACCCTTCAATATAAGTACCGCTAGTAGTAGAATTTTCGTACATACTAGTAATAATTTTAGTAATAACACCCAAGTGTTTGACTTTAGCTGGCGGACTAATCCATACTGGAGCATCTACAGTAATAGTGGCAATGTCTATAGGAGTATCTGCACCTACGGGAACTTGTCGACTACTCCAAGTAACATCGTTTAAGTTTAGTACGCTAAGGCTAGTCCAGTCAATGTAGTTGTCTGTAGTTTGTAATTCTAAACTAGGATTGAATAAGACTAACAGTTGTTCCATAATTTGCAATTTTTGCTCACTACTAGAACTCCAAATATCCACTTTCATGGTAAGTTTGAAAGGAGTTGGCATTAGTCTTTCAACAGTATATTGTCTTCCTTGATCTTCATTGTAGATCATTTGTCCATATGTAGGACTACCAGGTGTAGAATCTAGCTGTGTGCCACGTTCTCGGATATGTATTTTGCCTACGTAACTGGAATCAGCTAGACGATCTCTGTCTAAGGCAAACGAACTTACATAGACTGCAATTCGAGGCACACTATTAACTTTGTTTTCGCTATTATTGCGTATGATACTGGCCACTTGGCGATCAGCATCTCCGTACATGACTGGTATTCTAACTAGCGTACCGTCACCGTACTTGACTACAAAATTACTGAACACACGTATGGTTTGTGTAATGTAGCGTCTTATTTGACCATCGTAAAAAAATTCCATTATAAATCTGCCCTAGGTTTAAGTGCTTGGCTAAGACTTTGACGTTCAGATTGTCTAGTGTTGTAGAACGTTATAATCCATTGACCTGTAACCGGTATGGTCTGTTGTACACTTCCAATAGTTGGTAGTGTAATACGTGTTTTATTACTGGTTATGCCGGCAGGACTTACGTATTGATAGGTACTAAACATGGTTGGATTATCGGCTACAACATATTGTAGTGTGGTAACTTCCAATTTTAACACAAGATACAGACCAGTTACATTAGGATCAATAATAGTATTAATTACACTATCTCCTTGATTCAATATTACATAGTCGCTGACCACAGCATCAAAATAAACATAATTGTTGTTGTTGATGAATCCAGTCTTTAGAGTATTTCTAGTATCGTTATTGGTCATATTCATACGTACTGCATCTTCTACAGCAATCCAAGAGCTTACATCTGCGTCAAACCTATACAGTCTGTTGGGTAAAAAATCTACACGCAAAAAGAAATCGTCTTTGGCAGGGTTAGATGGAAATTGTATTCCAAATCCAAAATCATATCCGTTGGGAGGAGATCCATCTCCTAACAAGTATCCAGTATAACCACTACGTTGCGGCACTGCATTTACAGCCGCCGCAGTTACCTCAGTACCATTATCGCTGGCCAACATGGATCCACTGTCAGCAGTTTGTAATAATGGGCTGCCAGTCTTAGGATCAACAGCCAGGGTATAATATTGTCTTGTTTCGTAACCACTTTTTGGAGCGTCTGCTTCAGCTTGGGCAACAATGGCATCATTGATAGACAATTCTGTACTGTGCATACTCAACAAATCTCTAAGAGATTTACCAGACGGATCAGGATCACCGTTGGCGTCTTTGGCAGGCTGATTAAAGATGTCTGCAAATTGTTGAGCATCTGTGATTTTTTTAATTTTTAATCTGTATAGATGCGGATACCACGTAGCACTAAAACCTTCACTTGCACGACCTACATCTTCAATAACGTAGTATCTGGGTAAACTTACATCATAATCATTTAAGGCAAAATCATCTCGTAAATGAGGCAATTCGATTACATCACCACTGATGGGTTTACGGCCAATGTAGTGTATAAAATCATTAATGTGTACAGTCATGTACAAGGTGTCATTGTCGATAAACAGGCCAAATTGACTCAAATTAAAGTCAATATTTTGTACATTGTATATACCACGAATTCTGTAGATCTGGCTATCATAAGCTCTGTCACGATTTTCTAAGAACAATAAATCTTGAATGTTTGTAGGGCTTTGTTGAGCATAGATAGGCTGATCCGCGGTACCAATTGTGGGATTTTTAGTGCCTAAATATTTGTGCAAATAGACATCTGTGCCCCCAACTTGGAACATCTCGCTGGCTTGTCGATCTATGAATTTATAGTCCGAGCTTTTTTCTGGTCTGTATAAGGATAATCGTGGCATAATAGTATTTATGGTAGTGATAAATATCATAGGAGAACAAAAAATGTCAGATTTACTACCATCAACAACCCAATCAAACAGCACAGTTGAGCGCAATAAAGTGTTTGAATATATCAAATTAATGCTGGGCGATGGCATGGTTGAAGTAGAATTAGATCCTGCACATTTAGAACTAGCACTAGATCGTGCGCTAACCTACTATAGACAACGCAGTAGTAACAGCGTAGAAGAAAGCTATATGTTCTTAGAATTAATACAGGATCAAAATGAATACAGATTACCTGATGAAGTTATTACAGTTCGCCAAGTATTCCGTCGTGCTATTGGCAGTCGTAGCGGTATCGGTGCTGGCGGCACTTTGTTTGAACCCTTTAACTTGGCATATACAAATACATATTTGATGTCAGGGTCAATGATGGGCGGTCTAGCAACTTATGATGCATTTGCCGGCTATCAAAAATTAGTTGGACGTATGTTCGGTAGTTACATTGAATTTTTATGGAAACCCACCAGTCATATCATAGACATTTTACAACGCCCTTTTGCTCAAGGCGAACAGATATTAATTCAATGTTACAATTTTCGTCCAGACTGGGTATTGTTGCAAGACCCGTATGCAAAACAATGGTTGAAAGATTATAGTCTGGCCACTGCTAAAGGCATGCTAGGACAAGCACGTAGCAAATTTGCTAGTATTGCAGGACCTGGT